GGTGATTACCGTTTTCTTATCAATAAATCCGGTTTGATTCTCAGATTCTAATCCTCCCTCGCTAACAATTGTATAAGATAATTTTCCATTAATGAGTTGGGGCGGTATAATCATTTCATTAGTTGCCCAATTGATAGAGAAACTATTAATACTAGTAAAATTAGTTGTTGTGCTGTATTGAAAAATTGTGTTATTAAAAGATACTAATACGCTGGCATAATTAGGAGGAACTATACTCATTACTCTTGTAGCCGTAGTATTAGCAAATATATCGAAGGACGAGGATAGTACTAATGGAGATCCAGCAATACCTTTTGTGTAAACATTTATGCCTACACTTTCATTAATTTCTCCTGGAAGCAATTCTTCAGGAGCATGACTATTATAAGGAGTAATAAACCTATCACCATCTAAAATAGTTCCGCCGAGAGTGGCAGTTGTACCACCTATCATATATAAACCGGTAACAGGATCTTGAACAAAATCTGCAGGATTAATTCCTATGTATGCTTCAAGCCCAGTAAGAGTACTGGTTGAGTTCCAACTTCCGCCTACAAATTGACTATCGATCAAATTAGGATCGTTTGGATTAAACAAGAATGGTACACTGTTTACAATTGTGCCAGGATATTCTATTCCTGTCATTAATTGTGCATAATTAGATCCGGTTCCTGGCATACCCAACGTCTGAAAATAATAATTTGTTATTCTATCATAAGCATTTAATAAATTTACATTTTTATTGTAAGAAACTGTTATTCTTGAATTAGCCTTAGGTGTATAATTTAAAAATACTATCTTGCTATAATTCTTTTTATAACCATTATAATAAGAAGTATAATAAACCACCGTAAAGTCTAATGGTAATACTTGAATACCGTCATAATTAACTTTAATGGTTTCCTTATCGGATTCGGCAACCCAAGATAGAATAAATTCCGAATTTGTTCCGCTAGCAATAAAGCTATCCAATGCAGGTAGAGTTGATATAGTTGTTTCTCTACTAATTCTATCAAACTTCATTGTAATAGTTGGAGATCTAACTGCATTGTTTATTAGGTAAGGATATGCCTTAGCAGGTTTAATTACATTACCGCCTTCAAGGTCGATGACCGAAACTAGTTTAACCAAGGGAGTTATTGTGTATCCTGAGCCAGGATTAGTAACTACGATTAGATAAACTTTTCCTAGAGATATATAAGCAACTGCGGTAGCACCTGATCCAGTGTCTCCGGGTGCAGCAGTTATCACTACACGCGGCGCCGAAGTATACCCCGAACCAGGATTTGAAATAATAATACTACCTACCTGATATGTGTAGTTATCTGCCCAATCTTTCCAAGGTGATTGACTTAATAATGGATTACCTAATTCTACGGTATTAAGACTTCCTAACTGGCTATCATAATAAGAAGGTAAATCAAAATCTGTAATATATGAATTTGAATTATCTAAAGAATTATAATTAGTTATAAAATTTCTAATTTGTGTATGGTAAGGTTTAACTTCTAACAAATACTGTTCAAAATTATCATTATCTAATAGTTTATATACAGGAGGTTGACCTAATAAGCCTGAATAATTAATTGCATTTATAAACGAAGTTTTAAATGCCCAGTCTAATTGTTTCTGTTCGGATGTAGCATACTTAACTGCGGTAAAGAAGAAGAGATTCCAATTTATTTTTAAATCGTTAATGAATAAATCGTCTCTGATTGCCGTTAAAATATATTGTAATTCTAAATCAGGGATTTGATCATACAGCGTTTGATCCCAAGTATTCTTATAATCAAATCCATAATTACTATTTGGTATATCCCATATATTATTTGATATTTGTATTGTACCATTTTGAGAATATAATATATCAAATTGCTCATTAAAATTACCAAGATCACCGGTGGCTGTTTTTTCTATAATAGCATAAGATCCTACACCAGCATTACTGATCTTCACATATGTTCCGATATTTAATTCCGGTAAACTCTTAAGATCGTATATATTTTTAACTGTATACTCATAATCGGTATATTTGTTATAATTTGGGCTGATCCAATCCACATAATTCCAATACAATGGAGTATTATATCTCTGTGTATGTACTTTGACCCATGTAGGAGTTTGTCCGTTATTATAGATATACTTGGACCATTTACCATTAGATGTATTATCTGATTGTACAATAACTGTATAAGGTCGAACAATTAAAGTTGGTGGGCTTACAAATCCTGCGCCGGCATTAATTATAGTAGTACCAACAACCGAGCCGTTTAAATCAAGTTGTACAGTAATTTCACAACCCGATTTATCGTTTTCTACTGAAACTGTAGGAGTAACACGATATCCTGCACCCGGATTTACAATATTGATACTTGCTATTTGACCAGTACTTATAGTCAACGTGCAAGTAAACACTGCGGTTACAAATCCCGAATAGTCGATTAAAGATAATGCATCATTATCTTCTACAATTTGATCGTACTCATTAGTAGAAATATCTGGAATAGGATCTTGACGATTTAAATTTTCAAAACTATAACTACCAACAATTCGTTGATTTATTAATACACTATTAGAAAATTCTATGACATTTCTTAATGCTGAAATTCGATCTTTAAACATTGATTGTCTTGGGCGTATTTCAATTCCATAAGCCTGTCGTTGCGATAACGATGGATCCGGAACAGGGTTGCCTAAACTATCATGCCCTAACAAACTGTCAAATAGTTTTTTCTGCAATAATGTGTTGGGGACACTATTTTCATTATTCTCTTGCAATAATAACCACTCTGTATGTTTTGGAATAGAATTATTAATAATATCATAAGAAATATTTAGGTCTATATCATCATTAATCAACAAATTGCCTACATTAGCTACTGCAACAGAATTACTAGACAGTATATTAACATATTTTAATCCATATGCTCGAGGATCTGAAATTATTTGTATTACTTCATTACAAGAGATTCTTCTATTAGCAGCATTGGGTACTATAATAGAATTTTTGACCCAATAATAATAATAATTTGTAAATTGCCCGTTGATATTATTATATACTTGCCTTACAGAAAGCACACTGTTATCAGGATATTTAGGTTGTCCACTAATCCCTACAGCAATTCCTGCAACTGTATCGGCTTGTGCTGCCCACTGGCTAGGTAATAGAGTAGTTTCTATCCATTCATAGATATCAATACTAGATCCCGGAAATAATCTGCCCCAATTATTTCTTCTATATTCTAATTCTCCTTGTTCGTACCACGTATATTTTGCTGTACTTAAATCCCACCATAATTCTCCTACATGAGATTTTTGCCAGTTAGTGTCGAGATTATTAACTGTTAAATCATTTCCAATAGAATATATTGCTGGGTCAAAAGAAGTTTTATATTTTAACTCTTGATCGGCTATTCCAGATACTTTGCCCTTTAACGGATCGATAACATCTAAATATTCCAAGACATCATCATTCTTTGTATCGAATAGTGTTACTTTTTGTATAGTATCGACTTGTACTACATTTGGTTGTGTTCTTAATAAATTCCAACTGTCGGCATTATTATTAATTTTATAATATTGTGTAATAGAACTAATAGCTGTATCTGGATATGTCTTATTTTTGTAAGCAGGAGCGCCGATATATATAGAATTATCGTTAACAGCAATACTATAACCAAAATTAGTTCCAGTATTTGTATCAATGGGTGCTAGTTCTTCTGCTAATTTAAACAGATGATTTTTTCTATTATACACATATGCAGCGCCAGAATATGTAATTTTATCAAAGAAATTTGTTGAACCCAAATCAAATGTTGTGGATTCAGCAAAAGTATCACTATTAGAATCATTAACGTATAAAGAATTAAACAACAACTTACTATCAGTTAATTTTTGTGTATAAACGTCAAATGTTACCTCGATGTAAACATTAGTGCCTACTGCTGTGATTACTAATTCGGTGGCATCTGCATTAACTCCAATGGCCTGACCAAAGTTCATACCTACACCCGATATAGGATTAGAAATAATTTGTGTTAATGTATAAATTCCAGATTCATTGTTATAAACAGCCACTTTACCATAAGCGCGGCCGGCCTTAACATCGGGTGCAGCAATAAACAAATAGGTACCGGATGAGTTAAAAGAAATTGATTGACCAAAACTTCCATTCTTGTCGAACGGACTATATATAGTTTGAAAATAATTAGTTCCCGTTCCTTGAAATACTGACACTAACCCAGTTCCAGTATAATAACCAGGAGCACCAATTGCTATATATTCTGCATTATCTGACCCACTAATTGTATTTCCCCACAAACTGCCTAACGTAGTAACAGAAGCAGTTGTAATTTGACCGATATAAGAAATATTATTAAAAATATCGGTAGTAGCGGTAGATAGCCAATAGGAATATACATTTCCCGGTCCTGATTTATTTGTTTGCGGAGCACCTACTAATAATAATCTTCCATTTGAAAATCCTGCTTCATATAGACTATGACCGAATTGTTCATAACTGGACGGGGCAGGACTTGCCAATACTAACTGTGTAGATTCATTAATTACCCGAGGGTTAATACTGCTAATTTTTACTAATCCTTCCTGTATATTACTAGAAGGCATATCAACAGTAGTTGCTGTGTTTATTGTTCCTGAATTAGTCCATTTGACATTGCTAGTTAGTGGCGCGCCTACAAACATTAATCCATAAGAAGATGTACTATAAGAATCATCATAAACAACACTTTGTCCAAATCCTGTTGCCGATCCTAAAGTATAATACGTTTCTGCAGAATTGTAGTTAATACCGTAATTAAATTTTACCGGAACATAGGTGCCATCTTCTACATAAACATAAACATTTCCTGAATTTCGAAAATCTTTATATCCCGGAGCACCTACTAGGAAAACATTAGATTTTCTTTTTTTACTGATGCTCCATCCTAACTGCTGGCTAGTAGGAGATACTGTTTGTGTTATTCTATTATTATTATAATTTTTTATCTTTTGATATACTGCCCAATTACCAAACCCGGTATTGTCGACCCATACTTTAGAATTTCTATTTAATTTTATTAATTTATCGTCTGAAGGTAAATTATCAAAAGTCTCATATCTAGTACTATCAAATGTAAAAATCAATCCCGGACTACTAGGTGTAACATCCGAAACTGAAATAGTAGATGTATTAATAATAGTAAATTGATTTATTCCAATAACGGAGTTAACTTGATAAATTCCGTCTACAGTAGGATCGAATTCAACAATAGATATTGTTTGGCCAGCCGATAATCCGTGATTAATATTTGTTATAAAATTAAATTGATCATTCACCACAGGATCAACAGTCATGCTAACAAGATTGGCAGGCGATACATTATATCTTAAAACATCCCAGTCTTTATTATTAGTATTAGCTAACCATATTGTAGTTCCTTTCTTTATGATGTTAGTACTGGTAAGACTTAATATATCTATTTGATTAAACGATGTTAAATTTATATCGTCAAATCTTACATACCCAGCAACATCTAATTGAAATATATCACTGGTTGAAGTAGTAACAAATGTAGAACCGGGTTGATAATTACGGGGTGTAATTTTTAAATTGTTAGGTAAAACAAAAGATATTAAATCAGAAGCAGGAATCGGTATAGAATCAACAAAACTAATAATCTGAGGATTATTAACAAAAGACCCTTCTTTTAAAGATGTTTCTATTTCATTATGAGAGGAATAAGATCCATAATAACCTACACGAAATGCCCATTCTTCTTTATAATCTATTCTACTGTTTAATGTATTCAGACTAGCACGGGCTAGTTTTGTAACTGCATTTTGTGTGCCTTTTTCTCGGATAAATCCTTGATAAAATTTATATTGTGCAGTAGGATCACTAAAAATATTATTTAGATAAGGACGAGGTGTATATCCTATTAAATTTTGTGCAGCCTGTTGTATTGAAGAATCGAAGTTATCAATATTCAAACTATAAAAATCTTCAAATTGACTAATTTTATAATCAAAGTTTGGTAATAATCTAGCAACCGGTTTACTACCCAATAACACCCACTGAGAGAAAATAAAGGTAGCAGATCCATTAATATTATTAATTGCAGAATAATAATTACTGGAATAGTAAACTACGTCTCCGGCTTTATAATCTGTAAATTGTTTCCAATTTGTTATAATTGCTTGATCGTAGACAAATCCAGGACTGAAATAATCCCCGTTCCAGTTAGCAGTTCGGAACCCAACTAGTTTCATTCTTTCCTGTCTAAATCCTGTTTCAATATCGTAAATGGTGTCATTAAACAATGTGAAATTATTAAAGACCATTGCATGTTCTTTTTGAACAGAATTTAATCTTGCAAAGTATATTCCGTTAACTGGATTTAAAGTTTGTATTGTACACAGACCGTTGTTTCTACTAACAGACAGTTGTTCTCGAGGAAATAATTCTCCTGTAGCCTGTAATAGACTATATTCATAGAAACTATCAAAAATATTATCTACTACAGAATTTGGTAGTTGAAAATTTAACTGATTTGCAAATGGGCTTAATGCGATAATACTTTGATCTGCCCAATTTTGTGTAGTCCAATATAAAAATTCTCTTGACGTATAATCCCAGTTGAGAGCTGTTTGTAAATTAGAATTATATTCTGCAAACGAAAATCCTTGATCTTCTAACCATGCACCATACCCAATTATTATATCATAGACTTGCTGTATATTATTAAATTCTGTACCGTAAGGTATTTGTAAAGTTGTCGATTTGTCATAGCCGTTTGTACCTTGTACTGTGCTACCTCCTACAATCGGTAAAGAAGAAATCTGTTGAAAATACGAATTATCAAATACGGCTCCGCTTCTGTGGCTTATTTTTACAACATAAAATTGATTATTATAAGAAACAATTTGTCCTTTTTGATAAAAAATTCCATAGATTGCAGAATTAGCTGTTGTAGTTTGATCATTTGTTAATCCGGAATCTCCTCCGGTTGAACTAGGTTCCCAAACTAGAAACGGTTCAGAGATACCTCCCACAGTAATTGTAGGAGTATCAGGATTTCTTATGCAACTATATACATTAAAATAAGGATTTAACGTATCATACCCTTTAATTAATAATTTTCCATTATTTTTTTGTACAATAATTCCAGAGATTGCAGTAGATTTTATAGGATTACTAATATTTAAAATAAGAGAATAATCTTCTGGTTGTAAAACCGATCCTGGACTAGAACTAGTAGGATCCACCGCATCAATGATTACTTGTAATTCTTTATTATTAACAAATCCGCCAACTTTATAAAAAAGTTTTATATCAAGATTTGTTAAATCATTTTGTAATTCTTGATTATAATTTATTGTTCTTTGTTGACCTATTTCACTAATATAAACACTATAACCACTAGTCAGTGTATTGTTTTGACCATGTACCGGCATAGTTGGTAGTTTTAAGAATTCGTAATTAGGTCCATAAGTTAATTGCCCGGCAATATTTTTATTAATATTAATAGGATCATACATTAATGATGCATATGTAGCAGGTCTCGTTAATGCTAATAATTTTTGAACAACAAATGGCCAGTAACTACTTCTGCGCCATGCAGTTTCTGCAGGGCCTTGATCACCAAACTTCCACGATCGACTATTGGTTAATTCAGTAACATTATTATTTGAAAAGAGATCGTTAGGACTAATTAAATTCCCTAAATTATCTACAGGAACTAATTCTAATAATCCAGGTCTTGCATAATAACTGTTAGTTCCTGCAAGGGCTCCTTGTCGTATAACTCCGTCTTGCAAGTCTGCCCACATGTATGTATTTGCCGAAGTATATGGAGCAGACCCGTATTCAGATTTCCACCAAGCAGGTTCTTCGCTAAACCCTAGCATTTCCCAAGGATTGGTATGTGGACGATCTGTATCGAAGAAATACTTATAAACTGCTCTCCAAGATCCAAATAAATCTGTATTATATTCGGTATTATATCCACCAGTATAATTCCAAGTAAACGAATTTTGTAGATCAAATGTAGCGTTATTGGAATAATTGATTCCATAATAATTTGCCCATTTAATAAAATCCTGTTGTATTATTGCGTTAATATCGTTAATAGAGTAATCATTAAGATTGAATACCGATCTAAATGCACCCGGAGAAGAACTATTAATATCTAATAAATTGGATCTATAAAAAGATTTAATATTGTTATAAATTCTTTTTTCGAACTCTAATATTACTTGATCTCTGTAATCTCCGTAAGCAACTGTTATGCTGCCATCGTGACCTTGTATTACTTGTGTGGGCGAAAGATATGTGTCATCTACATAAATCTTAGGAGTAAATTTTGGATATAGTCCTAATTTAGTAGGTGTTGGCGGAACATAATTTCCTTCTGTATTTGTATAATCATTAATAACAATTACATCTCCAACGGTTAATGCAATTAAAAATTGAACATACGCATCGCTTTGAACAAAAGTATAATCTTGCCCGTAAACTAATTGAACTCCGTTTACATATACCAATATTGATCTTAGAGTTAATTGTAAAGGATCGTAAATTGAAGTTATAGGATAAATTTTGTTATTACTATTAGTAACTTTCCAAGTTTTAGAAATACAATCTGTTCCGTATGGAACCATGTCTGACAAGTAATAAGCAGAAGAAGATGTTTTATTAGCATTAATTTCTAATAATGCAGTGTTGACTGCTAATATTGGATCAGTTTGAATGTTTATTTCTGCTATCTTTTTTAAAAATCCCATTTTAAATTGATTATACTGCTCTGCTGCCTTAGTTAACGCATCGATTATACTATTTTCTTTTGTACCAATAAACAACTGAGCATAAGGCAGAGGATTAATATTTGATATTAATCTAGTTCCGTAAGGAGTATAATTTATTTTAGATATGTCTCTTATACCATAAATCGCTTCTTGTGAATTAACAATCATTGTATTAAAATGATTCGTAAGGTCACTTAATGTGAAAGATTCGATTGGTCCATTTAAAGGATTATTAGTAAGCCCTAATGGTAAATCATAATAGATAGAACCATTAGAAATTATTTGTGGAATTTTATAAGTGGCTCCTCTCGTCCATACATTGCTAAATGTAGACCCGGAGCTACGAAGATAAGTTATTCCTGTAGAAATAGTTTTTGTATTTTGACCTTCAATGATGGTAATAGATCCATTCATGAAGTAATTTTCAAAAAGATACGTAGCTACTAGATCTAAATTATTTCTAAACTTTAAAGGAAATCCTAAAATAGCATCGGAGGCTCCGGATCCTACGCCATATCCAAATATTTTGTTTCCTTTAAAATTACTGGAATAATGATTTTTATCTGCGTAACTATACCCATTTTCATCAAAAAGATCAAATAACGGTGCTTGATTATTTGTGGTATATTGTTGAGCGTAGACCCAAGTACCGCCATTAAACCACCAGCTGGTTCCTTTATTATTTCCTTTATTAACCGCCGTTACGTGACCGGAGGCAGCAGCTGGGCCACCTGTTTGATATGTTTGGTCGAAGCCGTAAACATCTTGTTTATCAATTTCTGTTAATGTTAATCTTAATTGACCTGCTATAGTTACGTATTTAATTTGAAAAATTGCTCCTGCAACAGCAGGGTTAGAATCAGCAAGAAATATCACTCTATTTCCTTGCGCCGATCCTGGTGTTAAAGCAACTCCGTCTATAACAACAGTAGAAGTCGATCCAGAAATAGTAGCAAATGCATCTGTTATAGAATTATCAATAAAATCTACATTAGGAATTCCAATAGATCCAAAATTATAAAGTTTTAACCCTGCTTCAAATTCTATAATAGGTCGCTTTGCATTTAAATGAGCAGGATATACTGGTACTTGGTTTGATGCGGCGGCGGCAGTATCGATTACATCTCGATGTACCCATCTATTATTTCTTGTCCATGGATTTAAATCCGGGCTAGCACGATTAATTGTTATATATTCTGGATTAGTGGGTAAATTTACTAACCCGTCAAATGGATATTCGTCAAACGGTGTTTCATCAAAAGTTATTTGATTTTCGGTATCTACTTTTTCTTGTCCCGATAAAAAAGAATAATCTATTAAAACAATATAGGCTCCTACACCCTCAACAAAGAATTCTTTATTTTGAAAAAACGGATCGACTGTTTCATCAAATGATATTTTCATACCATTAGATAATGATATTCCATTATTAGTATATGTAGTTTGTCCTATAATATTAGCTACAACATCTACCACATTGCTCAATTGTATTGTCGTAGGACCAGTAACTAACCAATAATAGTTGTGATAGTTTACAAATTTATCCCAATCAATCTTAGGATCATAAGAATATATATCAGATCTAAATAGTCTGTCGAGGTTGGTTGTGTTGCCGTTATAAAGATTAATTTCATTTACTAGGTCATCTATTGCAACGGCTTGTTTAACATTATTAAAACTGTCCTGTAATATTAATGCAGGATTTAATTGATAATGCGATCTTAGATCAGAAATTTCTGAAATATATACGTCACTAGTAGTATATGTAGGAGTATTAGTAGAACCTATATAACCGTCTAATCTTTCTAAATCAGGTTTTTGAATTAACTGATCGATGGTGCTAGCCAAAAATTTTGTATTCTTGCTAGTCTGTAAAAATTCAGGTAATAACTGAACTGATTGAATAAAGTTTGTTGCCATTTTTAAGTTCCGGCACCAGTAATTATATTATTTGTACTATTCAGCTGGCTAGCTGTAATAGAATTAATAATTTCTATATTATTAACCGTTGCACCGTTTATAAAGATTTCTGTATTTAAACAAGTAATTTGGAACAGGCTTCCAAACGCATTTTCAGCATTAGGAACTATAACAAAATTTGTTATATCCGGAGTTAATAAGTTCATTACATATGCAGATAGTTCGCTAAAATTAAACGGTTGTCCAAAATCCCAATTTTGTAAAGCAAAAAAATCATTAATAGCAATTAAAATCCGACTTCTTAAATTACTAACACTAGCAATACTGGAAGAACTTTTTACTGCCTTAAAAGTAGCTTGAAGAGACGGATCTGCCAATGGGCCAAATAATACTTTATAACTTACAGGTTGAAAAATAATCTGGTCACTAATAGTTTTAATTGGTTCTAATAAAGAAGAATAATTTTGTGATAGACTATTACTAGTAGGTGCTAACGGTTTTGCTCCTACTCCTCCAGAGCCTAACCAAGTTCTATAAGCAGTATCGTATTCTGATGTTAGCAAATAGATATCAATGATATTAGTTTTACTAGGATCGATTCGTGTATCTTCTCCGCTATTATGCAAGTACTGGAATTTTAAATCAGATCGACCAGGATACACTTGATAGCCTTCGGCATATTGCCAATATACATATCCGGTTGGTCCTTGCCCATTGTACTGACGAATGCCCGAGGCAACATATCTATTAACAACATTATAAGCAGGATCATAGAAATAATATAAATCTCCGTCAGCTGGAGCTAACGAGCCAGATGTTGGGACATCGTTTGGGGTTGGATATGCTGTAAACATTCCGCTGTCTACTAAAGAATATGTTTGTCCATCTGCCTGTACTTGGAAGAAAACAAATTTATCTTGATATCCTGTTAAAGAATTTACACTAGTGGGCTGTACAACATTATTAAAAGAATCTGGATCTAGAATGTATCCTGAATTATCATAGTTATAAAAACTAATTTGTACTTTGCTAGGATCTACATACCCGTCTGTTTCTGAAACGCTATTATCTATTTGCCAAGGAAAATCTTTTCCTAATCCTATACTAGTGCTAGTATTTAGAGAATTGACTGATAAAATTTTAATTTGATCTTTTACAACCGTGTTATTAACAAAATCGTAATTTACTGTATTAGGATCAATATAAAATGCGGTTTCTTGTCTGCTTTGAAAAATATATTTTGTAAGTCTGTATCTTACATCATATCCTGTGCCGGTCCATAAAAATGCAATTATCCAACTGGCATCCATGCTATACCCGGTCGTATCTCCTTGACTGGCTAAATCAAACTTACCTGTTAGATTTAAATTATTATCAGAGATTACTGTCCAGGTTCTTGAAATCTTATTGATTGTTAATCCAAAATTTTGTTGAGTTTGACATAATGCTACTAAGTTACTTTGAAAACTATATGTAAAAGAATTAGTAAATGCCGGAACAACTTCAACAGGAATAGCTCCATTTCCTACAATATTACTTAAAATAATAGGACCTGTACTATTAAGTACAGTAGCGCCACTGCCAGTGACCTGTACAACCATGGCCCACATATAAGTCTGGCCGTTAGATCCTCGATTTTTTACTAGATTTCCTGAAGGTGTAAAATAATTCAAAGAAGCATTATATCTAGGATCAGTTTTAGATAAACTACCAGGAGGAATAAATTTAATCATTGCTCCTTGCGCAATATATCGTAAATTACTAGAAGAATATGTTCCGACATTTACTGGATTTTGCCCGCTTTTAAAATATCCTGTAGACTGACCAGTAACATTACTATATAAATTCCAGTATAATCCATCTGTTGCAGAGAACAATACAGGATCACCTGTAAGAGTATCTCTATATTGGTCATAATAGAATGATAATAGTGCCGGGTTGGCTACAATAGGTTCTACTTTTGTTTTAATAACATTCCAAATATCATTCTGATTAGCAAAAGTAAACGTAAAATTAGATTCGGAATTATCTTTATATAATACACCATCGGAGGCAAATATATTTGTCGATCCGTATTTTCCACTGACATCACTTAATTCAAAAAATCTACTAACGCCGCTAGTAACTCTTGCCACGCTTTTGACTTTTAATATATCACTGCCTAATGTCAGCGGAGAAATATTATAATCTTCTGCAGTGACCATTCTATTTTGTGTATAATATGTCTGTGGTGCTTTTAACCGTATGCTGTCATTAGATTCTGGTCCAGAGCTATTGGCCACAGTATATTGCAGCCCCATGGTCATTTTTAATGTGTGATTTTGACCATTTTGATTTACATAAGGAATCTGAATAGTTATTCCGCTCATTTGTTGCGGTGTGATTGAATATGTTAATCCATTGCTCTGTCGATAAAACAAAGCAAAATTGCCTTGGGGTAAATTACCAAAACTTCCATCAGAAAAATTTAGATCTATTTGATCTTGATCTCTAGTAGAAACACTATAAATGTTTCTTGTATTTGAATTAATACTATTATAAATTACACTGTTGCCTGTAATTGCAGGAACTCGTGACCATAACGTGGTATAATTTCCATTAGAATCTGTTTGCCATAACCATACATCGGTATTATTAATTCCATTAATATTAACTCCGATAATTTCATTAGCGGAAGGATTGGTTACAGAAAATTTAGATAAACCAATTTGTCCTTGTCTAAAATAAGTAAAAAATCCGGTATTGGCACTGGAATTTCCTTGATAGTCATTTTGATAGATGAAACTAAAACTACTACCAGGTTGCGGAGGTTGTTCAGATATAGATACTCCGTTAGATAACGATGCCGATACAATTTCAAAATTCATCGAAGTACCGCTAACATTTTTTGTAAAATCAAAGAGCGGAACATCTTTGTTTGAACTGTTAATTTGATATTTTTGAGTTAATATTCCATTAATAGTCGTGCTGTCGTGTGGATTGCCGAATCCAAAATTAGGATTCATAGTAGCATTAATAATGGTTACAAATTGTTCATACCAGTTAGCATTTCTAGGATCATTCCAAACAACTGTTGCGTTGGCTAAATTTACACCTGTATTATCAAATACGCTTTCTGTAGTAGAAATGGCTGTTATTTTCAACACACCAGTAGCCGGAGTATTTCTAGAAGGATTATAACTGACTAACTGTGCTAATCTTAATACACTGTCTCTACGTTGTGCAGTTTCTAAGAAATTTTCTCTAGCATTTAAATCTATACGAAAACTTAAATTTTGACCTAGGTACGCAATTAAATCAACTAAAGCAATGTATTCGCTGCTATCAGTATAATCATTAAAATCTTCGGGAAAATTCTCCTGAAGATAAGCAATCATTATGCGTCTTAACGTGACAAAATCATAACTTTGAAACTCGGCATTGGGGTATGACTGGTACTTTTTAGTCCAGTCTTGTGTAATAAGTATGTCAGATGGTGTTGATGGTATAGTCATGATTTTAATTTATATGGTATTTATTGTAATAATAAACCTAGTATATTATTGGACCGCACTAACTAAACCGAGATTTTGATCAAATGTTAAAATTATATTAGCAGATTGGTTTGTTCCTATAATACTCACAGTTAGCTCTAACAAATACCCGTCGGTATACTCTGTAAGATTTATTACTGTAGGGTGTATTCTAGGATCCGATGTACAAATTGCAGTTATTTCCGTCTGTAGAGCCGCTGTAATATTATCCGACATGGGCTCCATTAGATAATCCCATAATGAAGTGCCAAATGTCGGATTCATAACTCTGCTGCCTTTTCTAGTATTAAACTGATTAATAAGATCTTGACGTATTAATGAAACATCATATAATTTAGAGCCAGTATTTGATGAGTCGGCAGTGCTAAATCCTGAATATAAATGGCCACCAGTAGCAGGTGCTACGTTTGATGCGGCAGAGTTTGTAATTTCTATTGATTTAAATGACATAATGATATTTATCGATGGTTAAACCGCAACAATTGTGCCTCCTCCTGCTTGATAAGCTGATGCACAGAAGTTATAAGTTCTCATACTTTGATTAAGATAGTCGGCACCGGGTAAACTGGCCCAAATCTTTTTATTTTTTGTTAATGCTATGGAGAAATTACCGTTTAAGATATCATCCATCGAATTGGTCTGAGTCAACAATAACTTACAGGCTAAGTCTTGACTTTGCGGGCTAAAATCGGGTAGATTAAGAGTCTTTTGACAACTCTTCCAAGTTGAATACAAGAACTGATATGCACCCGCAGCAGTTGACGGAGTTTTTGTATTTTTACCGTTGATAATATTAGGATGTGCCGCATAATTGTATGTGGGGTTCGGCTTTCCATCTATTGTAGGATCAGCTACATTAAACAATGCTCCGGTAAACATTGTTTGATATCCTGTAGCAGCAGAAGTACCTTCTGCGCATCGTATCATCCATAAGAAAGCATTTAAATTATCTTGAGGAATATTTCCGGTTTTTACGGGCGGGGTTCCTGGTAAATTAGGTTTAGATGGATACAAACTACCGATACTGGAAGAAATTCCACCTGTTGTTTGAGATGCAGGACCACCAGATTTTTGTATGTCTGTATTTGCTGCACTAAACTGTGAAGGATTTTTGTTTTCATGCTGGTCATATGGTTCATGTGTAGGAACACGAGGTAAAATTGTTGTAAGATTTGGTGCCGAAAACTTTTGACCATTCTCCCAAGATCCATTTACTCCTGCCCTTCTATTAGGTAACGAAAATAAAGGTAAAGGATCTGTTGTATCCGGAGCAACAGGAGTTGCTGGTGCAGCAGCCACGGGCCCATTCATATGAATTTTTTGTGCTGTTTCAAAATAAGTGCCACCGGCGGAAACATTAAAATTACCCGCAGCGCCTTGATACATTATTCCTCCTGCTGCCACATGAACATCTCCCGACCCGCCTATCTTAATTGCATCGCTGGCAGCAATATTAACATCGGCCGAGGCCGCCATACTAAGATCTCCGTGTGCGGTAACATTTAAATCAGCACCGGATTGAATATAACAGCTATCTCCGGCTAAAATAGATGTCACGGCTGCACTTTGAATTTGTACATCACTTGACGCAACTAAATTTAAATTTCTAAGTGCTTCAATATTAACATCTCTATCGGCTCTAAAATTTATATCATTTTCACTATGTATAGATATTGAGTCTGCTGCGTAGATATCTATTTTTCCCATACTGGTCATTTCTAACCAAGCAGTGCCTGCACTGTTAGCAATGTAAATTAAATCACTACTATTATGTAATAAAATTTGATGGCCTGTTCTAGTACGTATTCTTACTAATTCATTCTGTCCGTTGATGTCGCCGTCGTCCATGACAAATGTAGAACCACCTAATCTACTAACCGGTGCTAGACGAGTACTACTATATCCAATAGCTCCTCTTGCAGCTCCGCTGCTAGTATCTACAGGACCCGGAGTACTAACACCAAATACTGCACTGGGAATTTCTCTTCTAGCAGAACTGGATGTCACGCCTCTTACATTGTCTATTAATAATCCTTGAATTTTTAATCTATCGGCAAAAGGATGCACAGCTTTATCTATTTTGTTTACTACAGCGCCGTCATTTAAATCTTGACTCTTTTTATGAATTTCTGCTACGGGTAAAGTTGTTGTCCCATAAGAATTAATTTGATCCTGAGTCATTGCAGTGTTTGGACTGGCCGCAATTCCAGGAATCATATGATTTTGGAAAGGATCCATGACACAGCCCATCCAATAACCTTGGTTAGGATCGCCGTCAACAAAAATAACTAAAACTTTAGTTCCTACATCAGGAGGAACAAACCACATTCCATAACTTTTTTGAACATCGTTAAATTTACTGCTGTCATTACCTTCAAATCTGGCCGAAGTTACACCGTAGAAAGGATTGAGATATTGAACAGGATATACAAATTCCTGACTTTTAATATTTGCAGGGATACCGGTTATTAAGGCAACTTCCACTCCTCCCATGAATGAGGAATCTAGATGATTGGTTATCTCTCCTATAAACGGGCCGGCGGATGGCAGTGGTGCTAAACTTCTATTATTAGATGCCATAAATTATTGTAAACTCCTCGGTAGAGAAGAAGAAGAACTGCTCGATAACCCAAAATATGTATAAATTGGAATATCGCTTTGTGCCGACGCATCTCTAATTTTTTGTATATCTTCTAAACTATATTTTTTTCCATTAATAGTTATTCCATCAGGAATAGGTTCTGTAGGAGGATTGGCTGCGGGAAGATTTTTTAAATCTGCTGGACTTTGTATTACTACTCCATTTTTTAGTTGTTGCACCACTTCAGAATTTGGTGGCACAAGTTTAGAAAGAGCAATAAGTGCTGCTAACTGATCGGGTTTTAAAGTTAACAATTCAGCAGTAGTTAACCCTAATTTAGATGCTGCGTCGGTAATTGGAGCTGCAATTCCTTGTATTTTTCCGTTTATAGTGTTAATTGCGCTGGTTGCTACTTTACCCGGCAGCGACACAACATCGGATACCGCTTGGCCGGCGGCAGTTATAGCACCACCTATCGCACCTTCAATCCTAGAAACAGCAGTTTGTATCGACGTTTCAATTTTTTGTATACCGGATATTAACTGCGATATAGAACTAGCTGGCGGAGTTTTTACAAGATTTTGCGCGGCGTCGGGCACAAGAACATCGTTGGGATTTGGAGATACTTGGAAATTATCGACAGGACTATCTACCTTTTCAGACTCGTCGTCATTTACCGTTATTAATCTATTAATTTCTAAACGTTGTTTAAAAACACCTTCTCTAAAAATAGAGGTTACCTGATTTACTCTATAAATTCCTGTAAAAGAGATCTTATCAATTTCAAATTGAGCTAGTCCTGTTCCTCCGTTAGAAAAAGGCGTAGAATCAATATCTCTCGGATTTTTAAAATTAAATTTTAATAAGACTTGCCCATAATTATAATTAGTTTCACCATCCGAGGTTTCGGCCGGATTTTCTGGTGATAGGTCGGGGAAATAATTTCCTAATCCGCCGGTAACTAGATAAAATGGATCTCCTATTATCTCTAAATCTCCTTTTAACATACTGTACTGAGAAGTTTCTAATACAGAACGAAACATATTCTTTGCTTGTATCGAAAATGGATTTGATTTTGGAGCACCTGCGTTTTTTTGGTTTACTTTCTCGGCAAGTACTTCTACCACGCTAGATGCTTTTCCAAATTTATGTGTTAACAGTTCTGTACGTTGTTTTTTTTCTTTTTGTTTAATTTCATTTTGATCTCCGGGAGATAATGCATCGGCACTAGGAACAATTCCGCTATTTCCCATTGCCCTCACTAACGGTTCATAAAAAAGCGTGTTTAAATTTAATTTAAAATTTAATACATCAACATTTAGTCCGGAATAAATGTAATTATATTCACGACGTATTAATTTGGCTAATTTGGCTGGGTCGGTGCTATCTTTCATCAATCCTGGAATTTCAGTATAATGAATTTTATAAGGTGTTACAACAAATGTATATGTATGTTTATTTCTTCCAAAAACTGGATCATAATCCCCTATTTCTACCTGAAGGGTAATTCTCCAAAAATCTATCATATCATTTTCATCGATTACTTCTTCGGGGTTTCCTTCAGATATATTTTTTAATATGTTAGTCAAATAATCACTATCTCGTATTACCGAACTAATAATTTCACTGACATTTGCTCCTGGAGAAAATACCATTTTGGTAGAAGAAGGATTTACCTGAGTATTTGTATCGGTTGCGCCTTCTTCGTCATAAAATTTATAGTTACTGCCTTTCGAAGCAACCGGATCTACAAAGTCATATATAGCTTTTTCTAAAAATATTTCAGTAACAATAGCGTTTGCTATAGGATTAATTTTTTCTCGATTTAATTTTCCATCTTCATAAACAGGAAATAATATTTTATATTCGTCATTTGTTATTGCAGGTTTACACGTTGTATCCTCAACATATTTCCCGTCTTTAGAATCGAGACCAATTCCATTATTAATACTATTCATTAAATTTTGTAAAACAGCTAAAACAGAAGAATCTTTGACTCCGTCGGCGGTTGATTTGCTATCTACTTGTATAGCTCTTATTAAATTATTTGGTTTACCAAATGCCTGTTGATCGACTGCGACTCCTTGGCATCGATATCTAGTTCCTTGCTCAGATACATCAACTTCTATTTTACTAAATCGAAAAGGAATAAACCTAGTGCTTTTTTCTACTATGGTGGGAGCCGGAAGCCCTACACCGTCGGGATATCCTATAAATTTTATTTCTAATACAAATACTGCCTGCATATAGTTAATATAGCCGGCGGCTACTGCTGCTACTTGTAGTGTTTCTAAAAATCCGCTAATACTGAACGGCTCAAAAATTTCAAAAGACATTCCAGAAACAATTGTGGCTTGCGCTTGACGAGATGGAGCCATAATCGTTTTTAGTTCAACATTATCGATATAATAATCAAATTTCGCCCAAGTACTTGCATTATAATCGTTAACCACCTGAGGACCGTCTTTCAATAAAGTTAATTGTCGACTTAGCCCTTCATTAACAGCTCGTGTATCTGCACTAATAGATGTGCTGGTAGAGTTATCTGCCAAGATATTTGCTGCGTGCTGTCGAGTTATTCCATCTATTTGATCTTGTGTTGCTGGCTGCGGCGAAGTAATTCCCGATCCTGCTTTACCCCCAGATCTTAAAATAACATTTTTTACAAGACCGGTTCCTCGATAACTTTCGGGTCTATTAACTTGTTCTTTAGATATACTAGCTAATGTAAAATTATAGGTATATGATCTAAACTTGTTTAATACATTTATATCTCTTTTTGCTTTAACAACTATTTCTTCTAGAGCAGGTGACGCAGTTGTAGTATCAGAAGCACCTGGCGTTTTAGAGTTTATAGAAGTATCGGTAGTATCAACAGGCATTTTAAATTCCTAAAGTTGCTTTTAAGGTACTCATTTTAGGAAGATATATTTGTTTGCCTGCTATAAAATCATATACAGGATCTTTAATTACGGAAAGATTCCTCATAGAAAATACCCACCAAAGATTAGAATCTTTATATAATGCGTATGCCAATAGATCCGGCCGATGCTGATACTGTCCTGCAATAGTATATAATATATCATCGGTGTGTGCAGGAATGTCTCTATAGGTCATTGTACCAAGATACCCGGCTGATGTCGATATAGTTGAATAATACGGACTAGTTTTTTGATAAGTTGCCATATATTATAAGTATTTTGAATTAGCTTTATAGTTATTAATATATTTTTCAACAGTAAATTGTGATAATTCATCTCTACTGTAAAGTGGGTAGCAGGTTATAGAAATATTGGAAGATATCGGAACCATTGCTGTATCATATTTTGGATCTGCGTTGTTTTTACCAAAAGTAAAGTAGTCAACATCAATCGGTAGATCAATTCTATAAGAATTAATAACGATAGGAACATCTTGTATCATGTATGCGCCGTACGCATTTAATCGACACACCGGAGGCGGCGCACCTGGTATTTCATCATCACCAAATTGCATTTTAGTCAATGATTTAAGTAAATGTGTTGTAGCTAGATACATTACAGCTTCTGCTCCATTTTGAACTGTAAACTTTCCTTGTATATTGATTGGTCCGATTGAACTATGCTGATAAAAATATTGTGTATAGTTTCCGTGTGTAGGATTTAACGCAGAATAATCTGCTTTAGAATCATATGTAATTTGAGGAGTGTAGGGGAAAATTATTCCATTGTTGGCAGCAATTCCATAAGGAACGTTGTTTAAATATTTTGAAGGAACTAAGATTTTAGTTCGTAAATCCTGTTGTTGTACTTGTCCTTTAGAATTAGTCGAATTAAACTTCGTTGGCGGAAGTGATCCGGGTTGTGCTCCTGGAGGAATAACAGATCCGTCTAAATTTCTAACCGAAGTAAAGTCTTTTCCGCCAATATTATTTGTCCAGCTGACTCCGGGAGCCGCGCCAAACGGATCGTTTGCCGGAATTTGCAACGCAAACGGACTATTATCAACTGCCATTAAAATCTCCTTATAAGGTATTTACCAATAAATAAAATGCTAACTTAATAGTTGACTTATTACATTAAAATGTTATAATTGTCGTAAGAGGATAATAATAATAAGATGACAACCAATGGAATTACCACAAGAAAAGTAAAATACCTTAATAATAGAGATTTGTTAGCAGAGATTCATAAAAGCAAATGTTCGTTTTCCAGTTTTAGTAAACCAGAATATCATCAATACGATTTAATCTTAACAAATTTAGATAAAATCAACGTTCGAACTGTAGCAGAAGCCAAGCGTGTTCGAGCCAAACGGATAGGGTTACAAGCATTTACTGCTGCTAAACTATCTGGCGATAAAAAAATTAAACTGTCAGAGTGTATTCCTGACTATAAAACTGTTGCCAAAATCGATGTTGTCATACGGATTATGACATTTGATCATATTCCATTGGCGCCAGGTCGTAAAAAAACTACCAAAACTCGTGCAGATAGTCATGATAAAGTAAATTTTCCTCCATTCCAACATTGGAAATACGATGAAAATGACGAGCTAGTCTGCGTTGGCAAAAGTCATTGGAAGGGAAATATTAAAACCGGAAAATTCAGTAAGGACCATGGACGCATTACTGAGAATTTAGGCAGAATGTATATCAAACTCAGTGAGCGATACGCACAACGTAGTAACTGGCGTGGATATACCTATGTAGACGAGATGAAAGGACAGGCCATTTTACAGTTAAGCCAAATTGGGTTACAGTTTGATGAAAGTAAAAGCGAAAACCCATTTGCCTATTATACTGCTGCGGTAACCAATTCATTTACTCGTATCTTAAATTTAGAAAAGAAAAGTCAAAATATTCGAGACGATCTTCTAGAAGTAGCAGGACTTACTCCTAGTTCTACCAGACAAAATCTTCATGAATTTGCGGAAGAGAGCGCCAGGCAAGCAGAAATATACAAAAATATGCGTATGCCAAAAAGCGTGGAAACCGACGACGAAAATTTACCCGAAGAACCTTGATATCTTGTTTAAAGTTTGCTATGCTTTTAGCAACGGAGAATTATAATAATGGCCTTGTTTAAAAAGGTTGCGTGTTTTACAGATATTCATTTTGGCCTAAAGTCTAATTCGCCTACACATCTCAAAGATTGTGAAGAGTTTGTAGATTGGTTCATTGAGCAAGCACAAGCGGAAGAGTGCGAAACTGCAATCTTTTTAGGAGATTGGAGTCATAACAGAAACAATCTTAATTTGTTTACGTTAGACTCGAGTCTCCGCTGCCTTGAAAAATTAGGTTCCGCTTTTGAGCAGTTCTTTTGGTTCCCCGGTAATCACGATTTGTTTTATAAAGACAGCCGAGACGTACACAGTTCGGGTTTTGGCCGACACATTCCCGGAGTCACT